ACATACGAAAGACTTTATTCAGTCAAGAACCTAAAAGGAAATATTGTTATGGACGATATAGACTTAAAAGAGTTTAGAAAAGAGTATAAGAACATAAAAAACTGGAAAGAGATATTAAAAAATGAATAGAATAACACAATACATAAACTTTTACAAAGTAAAAAAAAACTTAAAAGTAAATGAAGAGCAACAAAGCTTAATAGAAAAAGCTAAAAGTAAATTTATTAAAAGAAAAAATGGAATTGACGGCTATAAAATGCCACTATATAAAAATATAAAAAGCTTCAGATTAGATCTTGATGATATATTTCAGGAGAAGGCAGGAGGGAGAAAAATCACTTCTTGATTATTAATAATAACAGCTTATAATAAAATAGGTTTTTGATAAAGCTAGGAAGTTTTTTATAAATTTCCTAGTGACTTATAATAAATCTATTTAGTATTATTAATATCAAAGAATCACTAATGGCAGAATATAAAAACCCTGATGATAAAAAGGTTTCAGGCAGACCAAGACTTATTCCCAAAATTTGGAACGAAGAAAAAAAGAAAAAGATATTAGATGCTTATAAGGAAGGACAAAGCGATATTGCGGCTATTGTAACATTAGATCTTACAAAAGAAACTTTCTATAAATTAGTAAGAGCAGATAGAGAAAGTTTAGGAGATATAGAGCAAGACTTTGTTGACTCAATTAAAAAAGGTAGGACTTTAAGCCAGCAATGGTGGGAAGAAATCGGCAGGAAGGGAACAGTAGGAATAATAGATAGTTTTAATAATGGAGCTTTTGTTTTTAATATGAAAAATAGATTTAAGCCTAAAGGATATGATAGCATATGGGCAGATAAAGTAGAAACACACAACACAAACTCAAATTCTGAAAAAGTTGATGTGCAAATAAACCTCTCACCAGAAGAAAAGTAAAAATTCCAACCCCCAGAATATAAGGCTTGAATGCCAATCCCTCACCGCGTGAATAAAAAATGTAAAAAAATCATATATTTACTTGACATATAAAAAAACATAGTATAAACTTATTTATGTAATCAACTTAAATAAAAAAACTATGATAACTTTTAACCAATCAAAAAAACAAAAAATAAGAGAATTAAAAATTGTAGCAAATAGACTATTGCAAAACTTTACTGCGAAAAGGCATATTAATTTTATTAATAGATTTGAAGAGTTAACAAATCGCTCACTAAACAAAACTTGCAAGATGTCTGTGGTGATTATTGAAAATCTAGCTAAAAAAGTAATTAATCTTTAAATAAGAAAACTATGAAATTTTGCACTAAAACACAAGACCTATTAAAAGCATATAACAAAGCAATAAATGAAATGCTGGTTGAATTATTAGAAAGGTCAGGATATCAAGCTATAATGTTTACTAAATTTATTAATAGATATCCTACAGAATGCGAAACAGAGGACGGAACAGAATTTCAAGCTGCTGATGATTATGATTGCGAAAGAATGATAACAGGCTATTGGGTAGGCGAGGACATTGGAGGCATTTTAGTGATTAATGAAGAATGGTTTATAAAACCTGAAATATTAAAGCAAGCTGTAGAATTAAAAACAGCTAATATTCACGATGTATTTGATTACTATGATTACGAATATGAAGAAACAGAGAAGCAAAGACCAGTATTGACTTTTAAAAATTGGTATAAATTAAATTGTAAATAATTCATATATTTACTTGACAAGTAAAATCATCATTGTTATTATTAAGGAGTAATCAACTTAAATTAAAAAATCATGACTATATTTAAAAAAATAACAGAAGCAACTCTTCTAATAAAAAAAGATATAAAAAACAATAAACCTTATCGTAACGCTGTTTTTGATCGAGTAGATGAGGCTTTTTGTAATACTCCGCAAAATAGGAAAGATAAAATAATTATGAGAATTTGCGATAATTTAGACAAAGAAGTAATAAGCTAATTTTATGTTTAAATGTGGCATTATGTTGATGTTTCAACGTTCCTTAGCGTTTCATAATGTCACTTTTAAGCGTAAAATAAATAATTTAGTGACAGTTAAAATACTTAATATTTTATTAAGAGACGTAGGATCAGGCCCTACTTTATTTTACGCTTAAACTATGATAATAAATAACAAGATAGGATCAGGCAGAATATTTGCAGGTTTTACATGGGGCGAAGCAATAAGACACGCAGTAAAACCAGAAGAATCTGACACATGGATAGTAAAAGTCACTAAATGGGACAGATCATCTGAATCTATTTATGATTATAAAACTATTTTTTCGCATTATGAATTAAAAACTTATGGCGTACATCACAGTAGAGACAGATCGTTAAAAGTGCCAAAAACATTAAATAGTTATGTGGAAAAAATAATAGAAGATAAAAACGAAATAGAAGAGCATCATAATATTTACATAAAATGACTTTAGATTGGAGATATAACAGATTAAAAGACAGATTAGAATTTTTAAAGCTTGTTAAAAGAAATAATAAAGAGTATGAAAAAGAATATTGTTATTTATTGGAATATAAAAACACTCTGGAATTTTATATAAATAAAAACAAAGCAAAAAAAAGGAAAAATATAAGTTGGTTAGTAAGGTCAAATATTATTGATGATTTACTTAAAAACCAAAAAGGAAAATGTTTTTATTGTAAAATAGAAATTATCAATAGTAATTATTATAACGAAGATGATTATAAATGTGTCGCAACAATAGATCATTTCTACCCTATTCACAGAGGTGGAGAAGATAATATTACTAATTTTGTAGCTTCTTGTAATGTTTGCAACAAATTTAAATCAAATATAATACCAAAAATCTCAATAGAAAAAGCGAAAGAAATATTTAAAAATGGCAATTCTACAATGGAAAATTTTATAGATTTTTAAAATAATATAAATAATGAAACTAACTCCAGAGCAATTTACAGAACACAGCCGAAGAATAAAAGAGGGTCTAGCCAGATCAAATAAGAAAGCTGGCAGACCTCGTGTATTAGACCACAAAGAGATATTAAAACTATCTCAATATAAAACAGTTAGAGAAATAGCTAATCAATTCGGAATTAGTAGGCAGGCGATATATAATATAATTAAATAAACTATGAAGTTAGTCATGTTGTACGATAGAATAGATAGGGGAACGCCTAAAGAGTTAAGGGATAAAGTGGCTCACGAGGTCAGAAAATTAAGAAAAAATCCCTATTTGCATTTTAGTTATACAGTAACCCCCACCGCAAATCCTGGAAAGCCTAACGACTACAAATACCCTTTATTTTTAAGTTTACAAAAGAATCTAAATGCTATTATTCGATATGATTATGACAGATGCGGAGATAAAAGATATAATCATTTAATTAAATAAACATGGCTAATAAATCAGAAAAAAGAAGAATAGAGCAAGCTTTCATCTTTATTCAATTAAGGTTTGTAATAAAATACGCAATAGACTTTAAAGAAGAATCTATAAGAGACGAAAAACTAAAGACTGTTGAAGATAAAATTATTGAAATTCTTGATCCAAAAGACAATAAGCAGTTATCAAAGATGCAAAACAGAATATCAAGACTGAATGAAGATTCTGGAATTAAAAAGATGCTTTTAAATGGTATAGATGGCCAGAAGTTTATTTTAATAATTTATTTCTTAGTCTTAGAGATAATAAAACTCAATAATTTAATATTTCCCCAAGAGTTAGAAGAAGTATTTAATGACTTATTAGAAATAGAAAATTATAATAAAGAAGAACTTGATAGAATGAAACTTAGATCAGAAGCCCATGACGAAGCACCAGAATTATTAGAGAAATTGCAAAAACTAGGCTATTATGAAATTTGACTTACACCCTCGACAATCAACCTGCTTTACCAGTACAGCAACAGAAATTCTGTATGGCGGTGCCGCTGGTGGTGGTAAATCTCATTGTATGAGAGTTTTAGCATTAGCTTACGCCCTCAAAGTACCTAATATACAAATTTATTTATTTAGAAGATTATCGGAAGATTTAAAAAAGAACCATTTAGACGGGTCAAGT